CGCCCATATTAGCAATCTCACCGAAGTAATCATTATTAGTGATTGCATCGACAATAGATGACTTACGGAACGCAAGTTGCACCTGTTTGCTGTAAATAATAGGACTAAAATTACCGTTAGGTAGATTACCATAACCAGCTGCTGCTGTAAATGCCATTTTAATCTCCTTAAACATTTATCAAATGTACACAAAAGTGTACTACATAGTTTTAGTCATTTACTTTATAAGGACCATTCATGCGTTGAGGTTGTACGTAGGATAGCGATTCCTGTGTAGGCTCACATAATTGGGTAATCTCTAAAGTGGGTATTATAGTGCAATACAAGTATCCATAAGGGGTTGTATTACACTTCTAGTTACATATAGTTATACTTAAAAATAACTATTTGTCAACATTCTTTTTAATTTATCTAGCTGAACCAGATACATCGTACACAAAGTTACCAGATCGTATAGCTTCCATTATTGTGTCAGCTTGTTTCTCATACTGTGCAGAGGACATTTTTTGAACAGCAGACTCAAGTATTTTTTTACCTGACTCTGTAGAATCAACTTTAGTTCTAGCAGATTTCGTGCCAACTTCCATAGCAGCACTTTTATCATTCTTTGTCTTAACTTCCTTACCGATTCCTTTATCAGCTTTGTAGAGGTCAATAGCTCTTGCTGCTGACCTTGCATCATTATCGTTCTCATATAGTGCATCCTGTACCCATTTTGGCTGTTCATCTGCCCAATCGTGAAAGTCATCACTATCTCTAATATCATTAAAGTCAGGATGAAGTTTCATTAATTCTACTTCAGCTTTATCTTTCTTAGCTTCAATAGTCATTTCATCTATTTTTTGTAGCCTATCTTCTATGTCTTTTGATTGCTCTCTTGCCTTCTTCATAGCAATAGTCTCAACAATCTTAGCTACATCAGGGTACTCTGTTGCCCATGCTTCTATGTCCTCATCGGACTTAGGCAACTTCATTTCTTTCTTAGTTGCTTTATTCAACTGTTCTTTTAAATCGTCTAGTTGTTTTTGAAACTGCTTTTCTTTCTCCTGTGTATGCCTTCTTAAATCGCCATATCGCTTTTTAAAAGTTTTCTCTTCTGCATTAGTCGGTTCTTTTTCACTAACAGTTTCCTCTTCGCTAGTCTCTTCTGTACCTTTTTGCTCCTCAACGAGCCTTGCAAGTTCTTCTTCATCTCGCTTTACTCTTTCTTCTTGAGAATAGGGTCTATTCATAAACATTGCTTTTTTAGGTGTAGCATCTTCCACCATTTCTTTTGTAGCTTGTTCAGCCATATGTCTTCTCCTTTTGGGGTTATCGTAGCCATTATGTTGGGGGATAAGTAGCCTTTAATTGTGGATTATTAACGTGAAGCTAATCCACCTCGCTTCATCTTCTTTGGTTTTTTCTTAGATGGTTGTTTTCGTGTTATCAATGAGCCTTTGTATGTAGCACCGTATCCACCACCAAATCCTGTATCACCACTTTGACTAGAACTGTTATTATTTTCAGACTCACCAAAAGAAGTGCTTCCTGCTCCTCTAGAAGGTCCTATTCCTTGTCCACCACCTAGATTTCCAGTTGAGCCTACATAATTATCTTCTGGATTAATAATCGTTCTATCATCTGTGCTTATTACACCAGTAGTTTTAGGAGTTAATGTTCCCTTACCTTTTAATCCTGCTTGTATTTTTTCCATATCGCTTAAAGAAAAACCATCAGGAGCTACTTGTTGCTCAATAGCATCTTTTACTCTAGTTTCTAAAAACTTTCTAACTTTTGGATTAGTTATACTAGGCTTAGTTCCTTTACCTGTTTTATCTCTAGGATCAGGTATTTGTATCATATCGTTTAATTCTTTTCCTGAAATACCAATCTTAACATCAGGATGTCCTTTTGGTGTTAGTGTAAAATTTGCGTTTTCGTCATATTTTCCTGTAGCTAAATTAACAACTGCATCTTTTACAGATGATGCAATAGCCATTGCTCCGGGAATAACACCTTCAGGCATAGTTTTATTTATGCTAAATTCCATGCTTCCTGTTACGCTACCTTTATTTCTACCAGATGATACAATCTCACCACCTAATGATATGACTGTAGGATTAGTAACACCAAAGTTGTCCATATTTTCTTTGTCTTGTCTCTGCCTATCATCATCTCCACCATCATCTTGTTCAGCTACCTTAGTAGTAGTTGGTGTAGCAGATTCAACAGTAGGTGCTTCTTCTACAACTTCTTCAGGGTCTACATATGTATAGCCTTCAGGTATAGGATAAATAGGAGCACCATTAACAAAAGGTATCTTTAATACCATACCTGACTCACTTCTGTATTCACGTAACTCATCATACCTACCGTCAGTATTACCTAGTAAGTTTTGAAACGTAGGTATAACTGTTTGTCCTGACTGACCTGTTTGACCTGAGAATTGAGGTGTATAACCACCGACAGGTGCTGCTGTAGGTGTAGGTATAGTAGGTGCTGTATACGTATTAGTTGTAGGTAGTTGCTGATTAGCAAATTGTGACTGTTGTGTAAATGTATTAGGTGCTGTATTCACAAGTGTTCCTGTAGCAGCCTTAACAACACCTCCTTGTGCCATTTCAGTAGTTTCACTATTATACTGCTCTTCTTCTTCTGTGTCAAGATCATTTATGTCAAAAGGTAAATTATCAGGTATAGTCGCTTCTTCTGAGTTGCCCATCTGACCCATGTCTTCCATCTTCTGTAAACCCATCTTAGCTTTCTGTCTCATTTGCATTAGTTTCTCTAAGCCAATAAAACGAACCACATCAGCAGGAAATACAAATTCTCCCTCACTTAATTGTGCAGGTATATCATCTCTAACTTCTTCTTGGGTAGAACCCGGAGGAACATCATTACCTGATACAGGATCAACTGTACCACCTTCGTCTTTAAGACCACCCTCGTCAAACATTTCCATTTGATTATTCATAGTTACTCCACCTTTTGCTAATAATAGTCCACCCTTACTTTTCATAAAATCAGGATTACCTTTTGTCTTTGTACCAAACACACCCTTTGCTTGATCTTCTTCTAATAACATATAACTGTCTGACTGCTTGCCAACATCAATAGTTTTAGGATCACGTTTACCTGCCATTGCTTCTTTTATTTGATCTGCTAAGTCATCAGGAGAAGCACTGCCAACTTCATATTCATTTTTATATACATAGGAATCGTAGCCATTTTTATTAGCTACTCTTTTAATTGTTTCAAACCATTCTTTTCTGTCATTATAATTTTTAGTTGTGTCTAAGCCTACTCTTACTGCCCTGCCTGCTTCTAGAACTAAGTCTTTCCATAATTTTTTATCCATGCCCATACGTTCAGCATCAGGTAACATATAGTATGTAGTATTGTTCATTTTTATTGGTATCTTATTTTCAACCTGATCTAAGATTAAATTAGCATCTTTAGGGTCTTGCATAAGAAATTTTAGTAAATCTTTGTCATTACCATTTACAGATATTTCAGCTAACCATCGTTTAGGTTCTTTAAAAGAACTTAGGTCAGGTATTCTTGCAGGTTTAAGTGTAGTCCTTAATTGTAAAGGTAAAGTTCTTTCACCTATCTTTTTTGTAGTTCTTCGTTCTGCTTGCACAGGAGTTCCTACATGAAACCCTATATCGGCTTCATCATTTTTTGAAACAAAACCAAATTCTTTAAAATTCTTAGCTGTGGCATGATAGACTTTTTTTCCTTGGTATTCGTCTTTTTTTAAAACAGAAGAAGAAGTAGGTTCTTTATCAACAACAGATTTATTAATAGTGGGAGTATCGCCTGCAAGAGCAGGTGTCATACTTGAGTCTCCAGAAGCTGTCTTAAAGACATTAGACATTTCATCTGATGATTTTTTAATTACAGGTTTTAAAAATGATTTAGCTGTTCTTCCAACTACACCTGCAACAGGTATAAGACCTGCTGTGACAGCAGTTGCATATAATGCACCCATACCTAGTTTTTTGAAATCGGATTCTCTATAGCCTTCTTCAAATAAAGTTTTTATCTGTTTAACGTCATCTGGTAATTCTTTAATTGCAATAGCATCTCCTGTTATAGGAGCTACAGAAGCAGCAGTATATGCTTCGTCTTTAGTGATACCTTCTTTAGTATCCTGCTCCATTTTATTTAAAACATTTTGAAACTGTTGCTGTGTAGAACTAGCCATTGTTTACGGAATCCCTTAATAACTTCATTCGTCTTAGTGTTGCAATAGCTCCTTGACATCTATGCATCATAATAACATTATCTGTTTGCTCTAAAGCCTTGTGTTGTTGCTCAATTAATGCATCAATGTAATCATTGAAGCTGTTCATTAACTGTAGGTTGTTCACCAACGGTTTCAGTTGGCTGAGTATTTGCTTGTCCACTTTGCTGAGGTACTCCTGTAAATCCTTGTTCTCCCGGAACTGGAGCTTGCCCTGTTCCTATGGTACTGCCACCTGCTCCTGTAGGGTCTAGTGGGTCTTGGGGTTGTTGTTGTGCTTGTTGCTGTGGAGGTCCTTGGAACTGTTTCATTAGTTCTGCCTGCACTGCTGCTTCATCCATATTATTTGTTACTTTATTTGGATCAAGGTCTAGTGCTTTAGCAATCTCTGTGATAACATACTGAAACTTAGCAAAGGGTGCAAGAACAGGACTAGATGCTACTTGTAAGAAAGACATTAATCTTTGACTTCTTACTTCGTTAGCCATCAGACTTTCTGTACCTCTAGCTTTTACTTCTAGGTCACCACGTATCTTGGGATCAAAGTCAAACTGCATATTAAATCTAAACAACCCTTCACCTAAAGGTTTAAGTAAATAGTCATCTACATTTTTTATAACCGTTTTAACGCTACCACTAGCTGCGTTCATAAGCATTGATATACCAGATGCAGTTCTACCTACGCCTGACACACCTGTCTGACCATGAGAAAAAGATGGTATACTTGTGCTTTCATCAGCAAGTTGTCTAGCTTTATCAAACAACTGTAGGTTTTCACCTGATACGTTTGGAAACTTTGTACCAAATATAGCTTGACCCGGAGCACCACCCTGTCTTCTGAATATCTTGCCCGGATATACTGATAAGTCTTGCCCCGGAACTAGATTAGTTTCATCTACCTCTATAAGCAAGTTACCTGATAACACAGCATTGTCTACAGCCATTCTCATAAAGCCATTCATTAATGTTTGCGTATCATCCATATTCTCAGCAACACCTACTCCAAAGAAAGAGTATGGGTTTAACTCATATGGAGAAGCCATGTAAGGTATTCTAGCAGGCTTAAATGGATTTAAGACAGCACGTATAACTCTGTTGTTACAACACCATATATTAACTTGTAATTCATCGTAATCTTTTAAATCATCTGGTATATCTACTTCTTGATCTACAAGAAGGTCTGTCTCTATCATACCCCAATATTCAAATACTTCAAATCTATCTACGTCACTATCTTGGTTGTAGTCACTGAGGTCATCTTCCCAATACTTTTTAACGTAGTTCTCTCCTTCAGCTATTGCATCTTTAATAACTTCTTCTCTAAAGTAGGGTCTACGTTTTAAAGCTCGTAGCTCTGACCTAGACATTTTATGTCTTTGTATTACATACTGTGCTTCATCTATATTATTAGCATCTGGATCAGGATAAAAATCCCAAACAGATACATGATTAATTTGTGGCACAGTTTTAAATACAGGGTTGTATTCACCTTCTTCATCCCAATTAGGATACTCTTTATCAAAAGCAAAAGGTCCTTTCATAACACCTGTTCCAAATAGTGCCATTTCAAAAGCTGTGTTTCTTAGGTGTTTATTAGCATTTGATTCTTCTAATTGGTCGTGGATTTTCTTTTCCATATTTTTTGCCGCAACCATCGCAGGACTAAACGTAATTGCTGACGGAGTTTTACCAACACCTTCTTTAAGAGTTTCAATATCTGACAAATTATCTGCCAAAGGACCAAGCATATCTTCCAAGCTCTTTGCAGTAGCTCCTTTAGGTAAGTCTTTGCCATCTCCCTTGAAACCGTAAGGAGATTCCATATTATTGCTTCCCATAAGTTCTTGAGGTTCTTTAGGATCAAAGTTAACATCTTTTGCTACTCCTTCTGGTAATTCCGTTGGATCAACACTCAACGGAAACTTATTGTTTGCAAATAAAACATCAACAATCTGACCATAGGCTGCTAATGTCTTAGTCTTAGTTACTTTAATAAATACTCTTGATTTTTCTGCTTCAGTAAACTGTACATCAGGTCCATATATACCCCTGTAGTTTCTGTAGGCTCTAACCCATCTCTGCTCATCCTCGTATCTATAGTCTTCTGACTTTTTATACTTAGCCATAACATAGTTATTTAAGGCTGCAGTAGAAGGTTCATTTTCTACTGAATTTTCTTCTATATCTTCTAATGCTATTGCATCAGTATCCATGTTTAAATCTTCATCTGCCATATTAATATCCAAAGGTTGCATCAGCTACAGGCATACTTCTACTTGGTACACCCATAGGATCATAGTCAAATATACTAAATCTAGGTCTTGACATTATACCATATCTTAACGCATCGTACAAGTGATCTTCTGAATGAGTATCTATATCTTCAGGATTTTTCTTGTCGATAGGTAAAGCAGGTAATTGAGATGTGATATTAGTACAATTATTAAAGAACACAAGTCTTGGTTCTTCCGTGTATTCATCTACCTGTAAACGTCTATGTATCTCATTTTTTCCTGATACACGACTGCCTTTACTTCTGTCTGAGGGTCTCCAACGACAACCTCTCATAATCATTTGTTCTGCAAGAGAAGGACCAGTATCACCACGTTTGTGCCAAAGGCTACTGTCCAACACACCATACTTAATATTTCCATCCCCTGCTTCTGCTTCTAGTATCATATCTGCCAAATCTGTGGCAAGGACTTTGCTAACGTAAAGTTCTCTGTAGACAATAAGCTGTTCAGCAGGTGATACAGCAAACCAAAGAACCCCAGACTTACTGCCATAACCATAATCGCAAGCTCTAAACTTAACCCAATTATTAGGTATCCGAAAAGGCTCAATAGTGTGGATACTCCTATCAAACTCAGTAAAAGCAGCACCTTCCTTAATATCCCAATCGCCATCCAGTAATTGCCTTCTTTGCTGTTCAGGTAACGATAGGAGCATGGCTTCGTAATCCCCTTGCTCTGCAAGATAAGGATTGTCTGATAATCGTGCAGGGATAAATCTCCTTTTGAATAATGATCTTCCAGCCTTTTCATGTCCTGCCGGATACTTAAGTGCTTCTCCTGTTTCAATATCTGTTGCATCAAACTTTTGTCCATATGGTGATGGATCAATAAACATCTTCTTTACCCAATGATGTCCTCTTCCTCCGGGGTTTGTTGTTGCCCTCATAAAAATTGGTAAGTCAGGTGCTGTAGAACGTAAACGTGATCTCATATAATTCCAAGCAAAGGGAGTTGCCCAT